TATCAAATGTATTGATAACAAATGCAGTGAAAAATATGCAAATATCTACAATAATTTAGAAAGAAACTGTGAGTATTCTCCATACGACAGTTCAAAAAATGAATACGAATATCTCACTTTTGAAGAGTTTGAGAAAAGATCATCTTCTGGTCGTTGGGACGAAAGACAATTTATAAGTGAATATTACGGTAGAAATAAATATGAGTTTGAAATTTATCCAGAAGACAAAAATAATAACTTATTTATTGTTTGTATAAAAGATAATACAAGTAGGTACTACAGAGATTCTAGTGAAGTAACCGATATTTTTCCTACTACATCTAAAATGGTTAAATCAAACCGTTATCCATATAAAGACATAGAAGAAAAGCATATGATTCCAGTTACGTTAGAAAAGATTTTTGAAGTGATGAAGCCGATGTATATTCAAAAATATTTAGCAAACGGTAGAGAATATAAAAAGGAGTACGAGTTTAATGAGTAAAAACGATGACAGAATTTTAGAATTAAAGAAACAGATTGAGGCTAAGAAGAAATCAATTTCCGAGAAGAAAATCAGATTTATTCCTGAAACAAATTGCGTTCTTAATATGGATGGAATGACAATTAATCTTAATGTATGTTCAGATGATGCGTTGTTGTTACTTTTGATTAGATTGAATTCATATTTGATGTCTGCCAAAGATCTCAATATGGCTGATTTTGAAATTTCAGGATACAGTGTGACAGCATGGATTAAAGATATTAAGAGTAAATTAGATGTATCTGGTCTGAAGAAAGAAGAATCTGATTTGAAGAAAATGGAGAGCAAGTTGGACAAGTTACTTTCTGATGATAAGAAAACAGAGCTTGAAATTGATGAGATTGCTGCTTTATTGAAGTAAAAGAGAGAATAATACAATAGGTAGTATATTTCATAAAATCACATACTATATATAGTGGTCGGATAAATTTAAACTACTATATATAGTAATAAAAAGGACAAGAAATATCGGTTTCCTTTGGAGGTGAAAAATTGGAGAAAGAAATAGTATACATTGCAGATTTAGACCAAGATGTTGATGATGTTGTTGCAGCACATTATCTTCATAACGAAGGTGTATTGAAATGTGTTGTATGTGATCCATATCCAATGACAGAAGATGGGTTGAAAAGAAAAGACATTCTTGAAAGTTTGGGCGTTCAAGTATTAAAGAAAATGCCACCAGTTGCAAAATATGTATTTGTTGGTGGTGCATTAACGCTTGTTGCCGATTATATCAAAATGCATCACATTGACTGGTTAGTAATGAATGGTGGTTTTGTTGGTACAAACATCGCTTCGTTTGAACTGGATAAATTTAAAGGAAAAGAAACAGTAAGAACATTTAATTTTAATTGTGATGTAAATGCAACTGATTATGTCTTAAAAGTCGGGAAAGAGAGAA